CATCACCGATAGCAACCTTTGTGTTATCCTGTGAAGCAGACAACCCTTTTGCATAATCTGATTCTGCATTGTTAGGTGCAGGGTTTATGATGTTGTTTGTCTGAGAATATACTTCTTGATTCTCATATACTGTCCAATTGTTATACGAATCGCCATCTACCCAAATACGCTGACTAGGTGATAACTGCTGTTGTACAACCGTCTCAGCTTGTTCTAGGTCTGTTACTCGCACACTTCTTAAAGTACTAACGTAACCGAACACATCCTCTTCTTCGTCTTCGATGTTGGCGCCTTCTGGTATTGTTACTGTCGCAGTATCCGAGGTCAAGTTATCAATACGATAGAAGTTGTTATTGCCTTCTGTAAGATTTTGAACGCCGATAAACTGTCCATCAGATAAACTGTTGGTGTTTGTGTTAAACGTAAGCTCGGCTTGTGTATCACTTATACTTGTTACTTTTACTACGTTCAGAACAGTTCTTACGTGCTCTAGTACGTCCCAGTCCTCGTCGAGTCCGACTACCCAGATATAATCTCCATAAGCTACGCTATCAACGTTGCCATCAAGGATATCAATTGCGTTAGTTACCCTATAAGCAACATCGTCTTCACGAACATACCCTGCTGATCTTAGTTCAAAAGGATCTGACGTTACAGTAGTAAACGGCTTGCTGTCATAATTTTCTGGTGCAGCATATATTTCAAACGGACGCTGACGGTAGACGTTGTCTACAGCATTCTCTGGCAACCTATTAACAAGCTCAATCGGCTGCGGTGACAGTCTGAATTTAGACTCGTCCAAACGGAACTCAATAACCTCTGCGTTATCTGTATCGCCGTAGCGCCCTAAACGTATCGCCCATTCTTCGTAGAATTCTAAGCTGTCTTTATCAGACGAACCAAGTGCATCAAACAAATTAGTTAGCGCATTTCTAGTGCCTTTGTCTTGTATAAATCCTTGATAGAACTTATACTGTGAAACATCATCATTAATAATATTTTGCAGATACTGACGCTTCTGGTAACCTGTTAGGTGCTGAGCATGTTTCTGTTGCTCAACGTCAAAGTTATCAGAATCTAAGTCATAGAAGTCTGCAAACTGATTGATCTTGTAGTCAAAGTTTGGTATAAGTTTAGCTTCTGGACGCTCTCTTAAGCGTTCCCATGCATTTGTATCAAACGAGCTTGAACCTGAAATATCAAACAGAGAAACATAAAAGAACTCTTTGTACTTGACTAGTGTACCAATTGCATAGTCTGTCCATTGTTCCCAATCAACAACTACTGCACTATCGTAAACAAAGCCTGGGATGTCTAAACCACCGTTCCACTTATCGCTTCTGTATCCTGTTACGCGAATTCGTTCTTGTCTGTAACCAGCTTCCTGATCATAGATGATATCATCAAATACCGAACGGTTGTCAAGTAAGATAACGTGCTCTTTCTGTACCAAAGGTAGTTTGATATTGTAGATGCCAGCCGCTGTATTAACTGAGCGCAGGCCAAACTCGTTCTGGTTGCTACGAGTTGTGCTGCTAAACCTTCTGTCTAGCTTTCTGCCATCGGCTGCTAGCAGTGAATAAGGGTAAAAGTTGTCAAAAACATCATCTACTACAACAAAGTCACGCTCGAACATCACCTGTTCAGCGCCTGGGCTGAGTGTGATAATACTACCTGCCGCCCAGTTCTGTGTGGTCCAGAATAGGAATTCTTTGACACTGTATGTCCAGTCTTCTACCTGACTACTTTCATTATTAAAGAACTCGAACTTAAACCCGATCTCTTTGAGTCTAGCTTCGTATCCTAACATGAAGTCTACAACACCTTGAATAGTAGGCAATACTGTACCGTACGAGATTTCACTAATTCTTGACTCGAATGTTTTTCGTAAAACAGCATCACGTCCGCCGACTTGAGGAAGTGAATTAATTCTGCGGAACTTTGTGCTGTCAAAGGTGTCTGAGCTAACATGAGACTCAATAACTCTGTAAAATAAGTTGTCATACCTTACATTCTGGCCTTTGATGTACTGCTTCGCTCCGCTCCAGTTTACAAACTGTTCACTAACGCCACCGATGTTTATTACAGGATCAGTTGAAGCCTGTATCGGAGCATAGTATTCAAACGTTGGGTTCTCTCGATCGTAACCTTTAACAATAAAACCACTTGAAACTTTTTCAATAATAACGCCGCTATAAGATACAACATCTATCGGCGAACTTGTGTTTAGGAATACTTGGAAGTTCTCTGTTGGCAAGAACACGTTTCCTTCGTTCGACGGATTACGACTATCAAGAATTAGGTTAAACTTTTCTTTCTCAGTAAAGCCGCCTACCTTAATGCACAATTGGTTGTCAACTCTAGTCAACTGGTCTTTATATGTTTCGTGCTGACGCTGAACGCTGCTAGCAAGATAATCAAAAACGTAGTTTATAAGACCACTTGTACTAACACGAACGTCGTCGTCAGTTCCGTTTGGAAACGCAATGTCAGCCAAGCGCAACACTTTGCCTGTTTCAGTGTAAATGATCTGACCGACTTGGTTACGCTTCATGCGCGACAAGTCAAACCCTGTTGCAAAAGTAGTGTTTGGCTGATTCAGTACTCTTGCAGTTATTAAACTGAAAGGATACTCTGAACTACGACGCCACGCGGTTTCTACAGGAGTATGGTCACCGAACTTGTACCTGTCTCTAGTGAGCCTTTCTACAAAGTTACGAGCATAGTTACTGTCAAGCGGGCTTAGTAGATTGCCGGACTCGTCCACAGGAATATGCGATAGCAGTCCTGGACGCTTGTACTTGTCATTACGTTTTTCAGCCTGTCCTGGCTCACGTACAATACCGTTCTGAAGATCAGTCCATAGGATCAAGTTGTTGCTTGTGTATGGTGCTGCACCATACACATCCTGCCACCATACAGGCTCAATAGAAAACCCTAGCATCTCCCATGGATGAGTGTGCGGACGGTCTGTGTCATACGCTTGTATATAAACAGATCTCCAGTAACCGTTTAGTGGCTTGCCTGATGGTGAAAGCCCGCCGGTATAGTTATATGTGAATGAATTAGTTCTCTGGTACAATTCATTTGTAGTATAGTCTGGGTTACCAGCAATAGTAGTCCATTCAACAAAGTCTGCGATCATTGAACGGTCAATCGAATCTTTTGAATAACCTGTTGTTCTAAAATCACTAGGAACAAATTTATCTAGGTCGAACAGGTCAACGTTATACGATTGCTTCAAGTTGTTGTAGATTCGATTTTCAAATTCAAGAATAATATCATCACGGAAGTCGTCGAATGCAAGTACGATACTGCCGTCGTGGCCTTGAATCACTGTTCTAGGTTCTTGATATGTTGTGTCAACAAACTTTTGTGGCACAAATGCTGGATATAGCCCTAGCTTTGTAGGAGTTGCCGGAATATACGAGCCGTCTGTAGTGTCACACTCAACAACCTGTATTAGATCATCTTGTACCAAATCTACACTAACGTTTACAAAACCTTCGTTACTAAACGTGTAATCTCTGCCGTGGATCAACTGCTCTGAGTTAAGGTAGACAAGAACTGATCTAGGGCTTAGCTCGTCTAACGAAAACGGTTCGGTTAACGCATAGAAGTTATTGCCGCCGGCTGGAACTTTATAATCTATAACACGTGAAGCAGCTACGCATAGCATATCTGTGAAATAGAACGGCATCGAAGTAGTCTTGCTAGCATTGACTCGACTTAATGTTAGGTCAAGTAACTGTCTTGGTGTTCCGTCGAAGCCTAAGTTTTCAGCGGTTTGCAGCAAAGTTCTTTTGAACTTTGCATACTCTACACGGTTGAAGCGCAATGCCTTGATGATGTTTGCATCTTTGTCAGTAATGTGATAATTCGCTAAGTTCAAAGGACCAGTATGCTGTACAAAGCGACGACCGAATGAATCTAGTTGACCAAGGTCGCGTAGGTTATTTGCTCCTGGGAACTTGCCTTCGAAGCCTCTAATGTTTTCTGCAATAGTTTGTACGTGGTCGTTAACTTCGCCTAGAGTAAACTCTCCTATCTTATTGTTAAGAGGATTTCTTTCTAGGTTATAAGCCATTTCATAATAACCGTTATCGTTCTTTGAAGTACTACTTTTTACTTTTAAGATAACGTTTGAATCTACAGGCAGCACTTCGTTAAACACAACAACTGCATTTTCTCTGCTGCGGTCGATTGTATAATCAGTTTCTAGTAATTGTAGATCTTGGTTCAGTAGAACTTTTACACTGAGGTCTGTCACTGAACTACTGCGATCGTAAACATCGATTTCAAAACGGGCTGTTGGTTCTTCTACAACGAACTGTCTAATTACTGCTTGATCACTATTCTTGTTAGTCTTTGCCCAGCCATTCTGAACCGTGAACGTTTCACGGTCAGTGTACTTTCTCAAGTAACCAATGTCCGTAGCCTTTGTGAACAAAGTCTGATCAACTCGATAAACAAAGCTCTTGTTAACGAGAGAGAAGTTAAACTGTAGATCGCCGACGTTTTCGATTGTTCTGTAGCTTAATGGGAAACCAAGTTCTGAATCCGGTGACCCTTCACCTTGTTTGTATTCAAACACGGTGTTACCAGTGAACGAAGTTTCTTCGTAAACAGTAACATCACTAAACGCATTACCTGCACTGTCGTAAAGCTCAAAACGTGGCGACTGATTGTTGTCTGTTTTCTCTTGTGCTTTTGCCCAAGTAGTACCGTTGTACCAGTAAAACTGGCCAGCGTTCTCGTTACCGTTTGTAACTAGAACTACTTCGTCTTCGTGGGGAACAGCATCTGGTTCTTCAATCAAAGATATTTGATTTCTGTTGTTAACTCGCAAGAAGGTAACACGGTAAATCTTTCCGTTCACTCTCTGATCAGGATCGGCAGAAAACAATACTCTTTGTCCTTGTGTTAACGGAACTCCGTCAACGTTATAACCTACCTGGCCTTCAACATTAGAAAACACATCAGTTGTGAAGTCGTCAACCAAGTCGATGTCTCTTTTAGCTTGAGTACCAAAATTGTATAGCCGTAGACCAAGGTCAAACTCTATTATAGGTCGAGTTGCTCTAGCAGACTGGTCCAACTCTTCAGCAACGTTGTTGTATCTCGCTGCGGCTGCAATAGTGTCTGTATGGAACCATCGGTTGTAGCGTGACCAAGCATTTCTATCCACGCTTGCTCTATTAACAACAATGTAATCTTTTGTTCCAGCAAAACTGCTGGCATTGTCAAACGGTAGTCTGTCCCATTTTCCTGAGCCAAAAGGTACTAAAACATCGTCTGCGTATGCAGCCGGAACTAAAAGGGTTGCTTCACTTACTAGTTCAATTTCTGTTCCAACACCTTCAACATACCAGTCGCCAGTGCCGTAAATTGACGGAGTCACTTCGCCTAAGAACGTTACTTTTAAGCCGTTAGTGAATTCTACACCGTTGGCACTTGTGTATGTTGACTTGCCAATAATCTCTTCTTCAACATTAATACTAGTATTTTCTTCGATGTCGAATATCTTAATGAAGCCGCTTGTGTTGATGTCGCTTTCACTTAGGTAAAACAAATGGTTCGGTGCCTGTAGCGGCACAGTAAACTCTATAACACCTTCTTCGATATATTGCGGCGCAACTTCGTTGCCGTCAGCATCGAAGAACTTCTGCCCTTTAGTGTATTCGCTAGATACATTCTCGCTTTCTTCATTTGGATCTGGCACAGTAAAGTTGCTGTCGACCGTAAACGCAAGAGGAAAACCTGGAGTATCGATTTCAAACCTATAAGTTTGTCCGCGATACAAAGTTAGGGTTGGATTAGCAGCGAGTCTGTTTGAGAACTTGTAAGTAGAGTTGTCGCCCTGATCTTGTACTGTAACCTTGTAAGTACTGATAATCTCTTTTGCCTGACCGGTAACACTAACAGTTTGAGGACCATTAGGCAACCAGAAATACTCACGAAAGTTTGCTAGCTTATCCCAGTCTACGTTAGGATTCCATGCATAGAACTCCTGCGTGTTGAGTAAACTATGGTTTGAAACATCACCGTTAAAAGCACTTATCTGATTAATAAAGTCAGGATAGTCGCTGAAGAACTCAACGTTATCTAAGTCATCTTTAACCACCGTAGCCGGATCTAACTGACGATTTTGTCTTTGCTCGCTAACATCTTCAATATAAGTATCGTCTGCTTGATACGCTTTTGCAGTAGTACGACCATAGAAGCCTGAGATTTTTTCAGCAACACCGGGTTGAACTAACTGATCTAAAGTACTGCCTAATATTTTTTCATTAGCTTTAGTCCTAAAATACTTAGGTAGGTGATTTGCACTCTTTCTGTCTTGATCGCCGCCTGCTGGTAGCGGGAAATCGTTTTGGTCAGTATTAGCCATTAGTAACTAAAACCTCCTGTGCTGTTAAGAGTACCAACTGACGGAGAACTTTGTAATCCTTTGTTTGTTGATATATCTGATGTTGTAACGACATTGCCGTTAGCATTCAAACGTGATGCTGTTATTTCGTCTATTAGTAGAACGTCATTTACTGTTGCGCCGCTAATAAAAATTTCGTCTGGTTCAGAACGTATTTCAAACAAGCTACCGAATGCCTGTTCTAGTTGGTTCGGAACAATTATAAATGTAACTAAGTCTGGTGCCATTCTATTCATAACATAAGTTGCTAATTCTTGGAAGAAGAATGTGTCACCGAAGTCCCAGTTTTCTATAGCAAAGTACTGATTAACAAGTCCAATGATACGTGTTTTGATGTCGTTGTCATTTAACACTTGGTCAGGGTTCTTTACTGCTTTAAATGTTGCTTGCAAATCTTCGTTCGCCTTTGAGCCAAATAATACTTTGTACTTAACCGGATGATAAATCACTTCGTCACTGATTGACTTAATCTGATTAAGTTTTGCGCCGAACGATCTAAACAACTGATCCGAGCTCGGTGGCAGTGGTCTTGTTTCTAACTGACCGTCTAAGAATAGCCTATACTGTCTATCGTAGCCTCGTGTTAGCAGGTATGTGTCCATTACGTTACTTGCACTCGGATCTATTCTATTGTTCGGGTCTGCTGTATGCACATACTGAAACTTCAAATTATCACGGCCAGTAAATGCTTTATAATCGCCTGTTATAGAAAAAGTTAATGTATTAGCGTTGAATCTTTTAAACAAATCTACATCGTAAAAATAAAACACTGCGCCGTCATCAAGTTCACTTAGAACAAGGTCGTCACTCTGTGTCATACGAAGTTCGACACCAGCTTCTTCAGCATTAACATACCTAAAGTCTTCAGTTCCTGCTGACGTTACATACTTTTCTTGTACTATAGTCTTACTTAGTATAGTTGTATTTCCCGTATTTGGGTCGATATACTCAGGATTAACAATCTCCTCAAACAATGCAGGATCATCTGATACTCCATCGTCGTCACTGTCAAAGAAAGTAAGTTCAACTCGAGTACTGTCTACATAACTTTCTTTATCTCTGTACTCAGATAATATTTCCCAGGTATAGTCATTAGTAAACGGAGCTAGGCTGTCTGGCGCATTGTTAATATTCAAGACTGTGATCTTGTCTTTGATAATCTTTCCTGTACGACTATCAAATATCTTGTCTGACGAGTCGTAAAAGAATCGTATCTCTTCGTCACTTTCGAATACATATCGAAGTCCACGATAAAAGACCTTGTATCTTTCACCCGAGGTTTCAAACTTAATCAGCCAGCTCGCATCTAGACCCTGGCCGCTGGTATCGCCAGCAAAGCCTGTATTAAAGTCAGCATTAGCATTTAGGTTCGAAGCTCTAATTATTTTCCAACGCTGGTCGTCGACATCGAACCTCAGTCCGAAGTTGTTAAACGCAAATGCTTGATCAATAACTTGTCTTTTTACATCGTCAAGTAGCGAACCTGCCAACTTAGGACGTATCTCAGTCAATATTGCACCTGTTGGTATATCATCACTGAGTGCAATACCGCCCGATGTCGAAGTAATAAGTTGGTCTACACCGTTACCTGCAACATTAAAAACTTTTGTCCAAAGTTCAGTCTTGTGTCCAACTTCGTTTGGCGTTCCTACTTGTAATGCGTTATCTTTATCGAAGTACCTTCCTGAAGGAGCAACAAACTTTAATAAGCTGGCTGACTTCACATATCGAAGGTTCGATGTAGTAAAGGTTCCAACTCTAGCATATCCGTCAGACGGAGTTGTTTGGTTGTCACTAATAAATCCTGTGAATGTGTTATTATCTTTAGATATCGAAACCCAAAATACATTTAAGTCTTCTGCACTGATCTCAGGATACTGATCAAAGTAAAAATGATTTACTCTTTTGTCTTTAAAGATTGGTTCGATCTCGTTAATAATAACGCCTTCTATATCAGTTTGTGTCTGAAACGAAAAAGAAGTAGACCTGTCAATAAATTCCTTATAAACAATACCATCATTACCATAAAGGTTAGTACTACTGTACTTGCCAGTTGCATCAACTAAGTCAAAGTAACGAGAAATACCACTCGATGTACGGTTAACTGATTTAACTTTTACAATTTCTTGGCTAACTGCTAGAGGAGCAACGTTGTAGTCCTCACCTGTAATCATTCTGTTCTGAGTGTAGTAAGTTGCAGGAGCATTAGCTTTAATACTAGCGTTAGTCTCGCTTACTGTTGAGTTTGATACCGTGGTCTGTAGACTAACAGTAAATGTAATTTCTTCTTGTTTACCTTGCTTACTTAGGTACGGTATACTAAAGTTGATACCTGAGAGAGCAGAAGGAGTAATAATCATACTTCTGTTTTCACTTACCCTGTAATATGTTCTGAAGTTACCTTTTGGCAACTCGCCAAATACACCATCAGAAAAGATCAAGTTAATTCTATCATCAACACGAGTTAGTACGCTGTACACATTTCTGATGTTATTGTTGATACTGTTATAGATAATATTGTTACCTTCAACTGAATCAACCTTTGTCCATAGTTCTTGTTCGTTACCGTTTGCATCTAACTTGTAGAGCCAAACGTCTGTATCGTTAATGTTAGTTGTGTCAACAGCAACAGTTTGATTAGCTACAGGCTGAGTTACTGAAAACTGTCCGTTATCAAGTGTACCTTGACGGAAGTGTGCAAAGAAACCTGTGTTAGTACTGCTCGGTCCACGCCCGTCATTCTTATAAATGAAAGCAAAGTTGTTACCGGCTAGTGGTGGCTCTTCAAGCAAGTTGCCATCTTCGATATCTGTTGATACAATCTGGAACGGTGTGTTTTTACCTTCAACTGCTTTTTGGAAACTGAAGACCGGCACTGTTGTATTAAGACCGTTAACTCTGTACTGCTCAGTAGGAACGCCTGCAACGTCTTCTCTCTTGACTGGCTGACCGAACACACCGTTTAATGGCAATGCAGTGTTTAGAACCTTAATAAACTGTTCAAACCAGTTTGCGTTTGTGCTGTCGTTCCACTGGATAGACTGGCCTTTTAGATTCACGCCGTTGCTGTCTATCAAGTCTTCTGATGTACGTACAGCGGTAAATCTTAAGAAGCCGTTAGCTGCTTGGTTTCTGCTTGGGTTGTAGCTGATAAGCCTAGCAAGGCGCAGAACACTTTCACGACGCTCTGCCAATTCGAGAAAGTTCTCACGAGCGTTTAGGTCTATACGAAACGCAAGGTTCTGACCTAAGAAAGCAATCAGGTCAATCAACGCAAGGTATTCAGACGATTCGATGTAATCATTAAAATCTTCTGGATAGTTCTCACGCAAATATGAGATCATAGTGCGTCTTAAATTGTCGAAATCGTAGCTTTGAAAATCTGCATTACGAAATGTTTGGTAGACTCTTTTCCAGTCCTCTGCGACTAGTAAACGATTCTGACGATCTGTAGCTGACATGTGCTTTCCTCTGTTATCATAGTATTTATTTGAAAGAGAAAACTACGTATATTTTATGCAATCAAGCCGTTGGCTTCATCAAATTGTAAGCGTAGATACTCGGATATGTTGTAGTCTAGGAAGGTTAGAACGCACTCGATTTGTATGCCGTTGAAGTAGCTGTCAACAATAACCCTGTCTACAGCAACCCTTGGGTCTGAGTTAATTATAGTTTCGACGTTTTCAATAATAACCTGCTTGAGTGCTTCTGTTAGAGGCTCGTAAAGAACTTCCCAAATAATAGTTCCAAACTCTGGATTCTCTAGTTTTTCGCCCTGGCGAATGTTAAAGTGATTTATTAAGTCCTGCTTGATAATAGCGATATCGTAAAGACGAAATCCGTCGTTTTCTATATTGACAGTACTGATGCCACGATAGATTGTATTAGGCACAGATTCTCTGTTGCTGTTAGCACCAGACTGTCTAGACTGTACTCTCTTGTAAAGGTTTTTCTCTAATGAGCTCATGGTAATATTTAGCCTCTACTCGGTATGCCTTTGTTATCGCCTTCGGTAGACTGAGCTGCTATGCCTGCACCTGTTCCAGACGTAGTGCGGTTCTTTCTGAACGTGTCTACTGATCTTACATACTCAGAGTCGTCAATGGCTGCGGCGGCAGTTATGTCTGTCTTTGCAGGCAAGAAGTCTTGCGGACTTAGATTTTCGTGATGTAACCAAGGTTCGTGTCCAGGCATACGTTTTACTATAGACTCTACACTGACTGTAGACATATCTTCTGGCAAGATTTGGCTGTTTGTATGTACCAGCAACGGCTCGAATATCTCCGCAGGTAGTGCAAGTTCTGCAGGTGCCGCTGGCCCTGCTAACCCGCTGTTAAGGTGTGTTAATGACCCGTCTAATGCAACTACTCCGTCACTTAGTACATTGACCCCGGCCGAACCATTGAGATTCATATTGGCTCCTGAAAGCGCATTAAAAACTGCACCAGATTCTACATTAAAGTTAGTTTCTGCTTTTTGGTTAATATTAACACCTGCAGATTCAAATATCGAAGCTTCAACTTTAGTATGAAGACCGGCGCCAACACTAACGAACCGGTTCGCGCCCACTGTAGTATCTTGTTGCATCTTAACATCAACCTTCATGTTTTCTTCAACAAGCAGGTGAGTGTTTCGCTTGCTTTCAATTTGAATGTTGCCACCGTCTGGTGTCTCTTCTCCTGTTGCATCCCTTGATCTTGCTCGCATGTTTATATTGCGACCACTCTCTATGTTTACATCTCTGTCGGCTGTAAAATTTAAGTCTTGATCAGAATGAACACTTATGCTATCATTAGCGTAAATATCAATCTTACCGTTAGAACTCATTTCGATCCACGAGGTACCGCGGGCATTACCTATGTAAATTAGATCCTCTGAATTGTGCATAAGGATCTGGTGTCCAGTACGAGTTCGCAAGCGCATTAATTCGTTTTGAGGAATTGTCCTCTCGCCTGCGGTCTCACCTTTTTCAACGTTTGAATACTCAGGCGGGCCTTCACTAGCAGGTGTCTTGCGGATAAACTTATCATCGCCGTCATCCATTACAAAACTTGAGCCGCCTAGTCTGTTTACAAAGACATTTGCTTTTGCTTCAAACTCGCCATACTGTCCTTTAGGAGCTCCTTGGCGCTTGTCAATCGGGCCAGGTGTGCTGATACCAAATACTGCACTAGGAACCTCGCGGCGTGCAGAACTGGTTGTAGTTCCTCGGTTTTCGTCGTCAATTAATCCTTGTGTTACTAATGAATCAGAAAAATCTGAGTTGTAAGGTTTCGCATACAAAGTAGGATCTTTATTTTCTGACGTAGTACGCTTGTTATACTCGCCTACCGGTAGCTTCTTGCCTTTTAAATCGCCGGGTGTGCCTTGAGTCGTAATCTCTGTGCTAGCTCGTCCATCAGGTAACATAAAGTTCATGTACTGATCTTGTACGCAGCCTATCCAATAGCCTCGAGAGATATCACCTTCTGCAAAGATAACAAGAACCCTTGTTCCAGAGTCAGGCGGAACAAACCACATACCGTAAGACTTTTGCGTGTTTTCGTATCCGTCATTTGCAGTTGCGTGGTCTTTATTTGTAACGCCGTAGAAAGGACTTAGGTAACTAACTTCAATAGTAGTACCTGCCCTTTCCTTAAACGACCCTGCCTTGTTTTTACGCAACAGATCTACTTTGAGTGACCCCATATAACCCGGATCTAAGTGACTAACGACTATCGCTTCGAAAGGGCCTGAACCAGTAAGTCCGAGCTCCTTTAGCGACCGTTGTGCACTTCTTCTTGATTGATTTGGCATGTATATCCTATGTTATCTGTTCGCTCGACGATTGCCGCCTGGTCTATATTCTTCAACGTTTTTTGTTACAGGCTTAGTTCCCGATGCAAGTGCATCGCCTATTGCACTAAACGCGCTGCTCGCTGCATCGCCTATTGCTGCGGCTCCTGAAGACGACGGTGGTACTCCAAGTGTTTGTGCGCGGCCAAGATTTCTTTGAGGAACTGCCAGCGGATTGTTTTCTCTAGGGTTTGCTCCTGGTGTTTGAGCAGCAAAGCTATTAGGTGGCGGTCCTGGAGTTTGCTCTGAGAAGTTGCTAGTATTAGCTGTAACAGGCTGTGTACCAGACGACGAACTTGCGGCAGTCGATCCAGGAGATCCTGTTTGGCCCGGGCGGCCGCCGTTGTTGTTGCCAGAAGACGAAGGATTCTGCTTTTCGACAATGCTTTTGCCACCTACACCATCTAGCGTTTGGTTTCTACGTCTAATCAGTTCAAGTGTCTGTGTAAACTTGTTACCGGTAATAGATGTTTCAACAGTAGTCACTCTATAAAACCCACTGAACCCGTTAATCTTTGTAGTCTCAGACTGGAAGGACATATCGCCGCCAGCTCGGTAGTCTACAGGTGTCCTAAAGTTTATCAAGATGTCAATTTCATTTCTCTGATAGTCTATAGACCCGTCTTCTGTTAACGTTGCTTTAACTCCGCTATTCCTAGAAGAATAGTTACCCATGCCGCTATCAGGCAAATAATAAGGGTCTCCCCATATTTCTAAATTAGCAGTGATTAAGTCAGCTTTACTGTTTAATAAAGAATCATGAAACTGTTTAGCCAAGTTTACTTTAGCGTCTTGTTCACTGCCGCCGCCTGTATAAGTACCGCCTTCGACACTCTCTAGTGAATAATCAGGCACTCTGTCACCTGGCGACTCGTCTGCGCCTCGTTCAACTTGTTCGTCTGTTTGGTTTCTTTTTGTACTGTTGCCTTTCTTGTCGCCGTCGGCAGCCGTTGCACGATCTGATCTTATTGCTTCAAAGAACGCTGTTCTAAACTGAATGTCAAAGTTAAGAACATCTTTGTTTTGTCCACTATAGATATAGTCGTATTTCTTTGAAACTTGTTTAGCTAATTCTTCTGCGCCTTCGACACCTTTGTTCGGCGCTGCTTGAATACCACCGTGCACTCTATAAGGAACTACATTGTACACGTACACCTTAGGCTTACGGCCCAGAGCTTCTTCAACTTCCGGGCTGTTCAACAGATAACACTCTACTTCAATCTTAAACCAAGTTGCCATGCCTTCCTTGTCAAGATTCTTTGTTGCGTTGGCTCCGTAGTTACTGATAAGAACTATCTCTTCAATTATCTTTTGTATTGTCATTCCCTGTGGAAACTTGAAAACACGCTCGTCGTCACTTAGACTTAGTTCAATACCGTCACGTCTATAAACTTGAGCCTCTTCGTCGTAAGTGTATAAGCCACGAGGAAACGGATGGTTACTACCTTGGTTGTAATCTTCGACCATCTGACTACTGCCAATGGCGTTAACATCTGTTGTTGTTTCACCGACTAGTGTTTGGTAGATGTTATTATTAGCTTCTTGTCCAGCGTCTCCGAAGTAATCAGTAATACGATTCTTGAACTGCGAAGTCTTAATAACTGTACTGTTACCTGAGTTCTCTCTACTGACTGTTGCACTTTGGTCATCAGTCGGACTGCTATTAACAGTACCAGCCTTTACTCTTGATTTAGGTAATCTAATAACGTACAAATCGCTTAGAGGTAGTTCATCTTTTTCTGCTAGTTCTTGTTGTTTCTGGTTAATGATCGCTGTAAGACTTTGTTCTCCGAACGACAGAGTTTCTGCCACCGAAGCACCTCTAATCTCAACAGGGTCTTTGGTTGTTTGCACCTGATCAGTTAGTGACTGTTCGTTCCAAGGAATGCCTTCTACTTCATACACCGATCCGCCAGTATCAACGTTAAACTCTATGTTTGTTAGCATGAACGGAATCTTTCTGCTAGAATACTCAACAGGACTAGCATTACCGTTGTCATCAAACCCTAAGAAACCAATCTCAAGTAGAAACGGAGCTTTAAGATAATTTTGATACCCTGCTTTAACCGCTGCAATTTCTAAGTTTTGTAAGAAAATCCCTAAACTGTACGGCTCGTAAATCTTAAACGCTAACCTAGTTCCTAGACTAAGGCCAGTCTGTTGGTTTGGCGCAACAATCGAACTAAGTGTAAAGTCATCGATGAAATATTCTAAGTTACCGTTTTGCTCGAACCCCGTAGTAATCCTGTTTTCAGTTATGCCACCGCCGCCTGAACGTAAAATAGTATACGTTGGACCGTTTTTTCTATAATTGTTTTGAGGGTCGTTAACGCTGCTAGGCGACAGAACACCTAGAGTAAAGATACAGTTATAACTTGCAAACTGTTCGAGCTGGTTCCCTACTAGACTGTTTGATCCTGATGCTTTTCCCTCTACGTTATCTGACGGAGTGTTGGCATTTCCTAACGTCTCAGACATTGACTGCTTGGCTGTCGGAGCACCTGCATTAGGTCCGCTAAGCGCAACCTTTGGGTCAATAGTTGCACTTGCTCCTGACTGAACTGAGCTAGACTTACGACTACGAAACTCTTTTGCTCTTTGCTCTTTGTCTACAAGTTGACCTGGGCGTTCGCTTCCAAGCTCTCCCAAAGAAGACGTAGCTCCTTTTGTAACATCTGTGCGGCCGTTCCCACTTTGATTCGAGATAACTCTAATATCGTCACTAGAGTCAACGTCGCCTGAACTAGCAGAGAACTGGCCAGGGCGTGGCCCAGAAGTGTCTTGGTTGTCGTTGCCTGTTAACTGAGCAAGTGTTCTAGCTTTCTGCTCTTGTATTCTATCAACTCTTGACATTTATATTCCTAAAAGACTTTTTAGTGTTTCTGGCTTTGGCAGGAAAATAGTAGTACCTGCTACCATATCAAACACCGGATCTTTGATAACATCCATATTGCGCTGAGCAAAGACCCACCATAACTTCGGGCTACCGTAATAGTCATAGGCCAAAAGGTCAGGCCTATAAGTGTATTGAGTCTCGAGCGTGTATTTTACGTCATCGCTTTCTGCAGGAACAGCACGAATTGTTAAGACGTCTAGTGCTCCGAGATTAGTTAAGCCTGTATTAGCCCAAGGACTAGTAGGTGGGTACTTTGCCATTATACAAAGCCTCCGCCATTGGTTATGTACGAACCGTTAACAAAATCGTTAAGGTTAAACTGAGACACTGCGGTTCTACTGTAAGTAGGCATTACTGTAACAGTTATAAGACTGGTGCTCGGAACCCATGCTGTGCCTTGGCCTCCGCTGTTTGTACGTCCGTCGCCTGCTATTGGAGCAGTTACATTCATTGGAACAGCTATGTAATCTACATCAGATGGTAGGTCTACAGTAAAGTTCGTTACAACACAAGGAACGTCGTTAAACACATAATCACCATAGCCGTTTAGTTTAACTCGTGGCGGTGGCTGGCCGGAATTTTCTCCGTCGCCATAAAACATTTTTGTTACGCTTCTTAAATAATGTATAGCAGCTACCCAATAACGACCATCATCTGCGTTTTCTACAGTGAAGTCACCAGTAATAACTATCTCTTGTACACTACTGTTTTCATAGATTTGGAACGGATAGTTTGTGTGTACTGGTTGCAGACTATTATAGTTAGCATTGTGTCCTAGTATTATTGTTGGGGTGTAAGGAAAAACCAATCCACTGTTTTCAGCTAACGGTGCTAACAGCTTGTCTGCAGAAAACTGACTCGGTAAGCTAAGTTTTACACGCCAGTCTGGGTTGTCTATGGTGTTACGCCATTGAGCTGTTGCTGTACCTTTTTGCTTCTGAGACGCTGCTTTCGGAATACTCTTCTTGCGAGATTTACTGGCAAGCCCTACTGCTGACGTTATTTCGCTAGCAAACTCTTTACCTTTTTCGATACCACTGTTAAATGTATCGCCAACGAACTCCGATACACTAGATGTAGGAGGAAGGAGGGAGTTTAAAACATCCTCGTTTACCTCTGATCGTCGCTTGTTGCCTGGTGGTCCTGGGGTGTCATTGTACGGATTTGTGGCCATCTAAAAGAAATCTCCAATTATATCAAGTATTTAGTTGACAAAATTAACCGTGTATATTATAATTATAAATACACTTACTAGGAGATCTCATTGAGAAAAAAGAACTATTTAAACAACAAAGACATACTAGAACAGATCCACAAATCAAAAAATACCTTTTGTAGCTTTGACCACCCTGACTTTCATCGATATGATATTATCTTAAACTCAGTCAGCGAAATCGACAATGATACTGTTGAACAGGCAAAAGCAAACAAAGCCAAACGACTCAGCACTCAAGACTACGAAGCTCGCAAACATGCAGGCGAAAAAGTCAAACAAGCTGAATGCGAAGTAGACCCCCAGTCTATTACCAAAGAAGAACTTATCTTCCGCATCATGACGTATGTACACATTCCCGATGCGCCCGGCCGTAAACGCACACCTAAAACTGTTGCTGATACTAAAGTCAAGCTCAACTTCCCTCCCTTCCAGCATTGGAAGTTTGGACATATGAGTGGCGAACTGTATTGTGTGGGCAAGAGTCACTGGAAGGGTGATTTGGAGACTGGACACTTTGACCGAGAGCACGGACAGGCTACAAACGAGCTAGCTAAGATGTGGATGAAACTGTGTGACAGATATGCAACTAGAGGCAACGTTCGTGGTTATACTTACAACGACGAGATGCGTGGACAAGCTATTCTTCAGTTGTCGCAAATCGGTCTCCAGTTCGACGAAAGCAAATCACAAAACCCGTTTGCTTACTACACCGCGGCTGTTACAAACAGTTTTGTGCGAGTTATCAATATCGAGAAACGCAACCAAAACATTCGTGACGACATCTTAGAGATGAACGACCTAACACCTAGCTACACAAGGCAGCAACAAGGTCAGTGGGAAGCTGAAGTTAAACGCAACGACGAAAGCACGGACTAAAAAATCGTTTGACATCAACAACTTATTGCTGTACACTTTTAAAATTGGAGGACACGAATGTTTAAGAAAGCGGCTGTATTCACAGACCTGCACCTTGGGTTGAAAGGCAATTCCAAGGTGCATAACCAAGATTGCGAAGAATTTATAGACTGGTACATTGAAGAAGCAAAGAAGGCCGGTTGCGAAACGGGCATTTTTTGTGGCGATTATCACCATAATCGTAACACAATTAACATCTCTACCCTACAGTCATCTTTGCGGATTTTAGAAAAATTAGGCGAATCTTTCGAACAATTTTACTTCTTTCCAGGAAACCATGACCTGTATTACAAAGACAAAAGAGACATACATTCTGTTGAATTTGGCAGGCACGTACCCGGTATAACCATCGTAAACGAGATAATGGTAAAGGATGATGTAGCACTTGTACCCTGGCTTGTAGGCGATGAATGGAAGAAGATGTCTAAAATCAAAACAAAATACTTGTTTGGTCATTTTGAACTTCCTAGCTTCTACATGAACGCAATGGTACAGATGCCTGACCACGGTGACTTAAAAGCAGACCATTTCCAGCATCAGGACTATGTGTTCAGTGGTCACTTTCACAAGCGACAGAAGCGCGGCAAGATACATTACATCGGTAATGCTTTCCCTCACAACTACGCGGACGCTTGGGACGATGCAAGAGGAATGATGATACTTGACAAAGAGAACGACAAAGAGCCAGAGTACATAGACTGGCCTAACGCCCCCAAGTATCGCACAATCAAACTATCGGAACTGCTTGAAGATACTGATAGCATCATCAAATCAAAGATGTACCTCAGGGTCAGTATCGACATTCCTATTTCATACGAAGAAGCCAGCTTTATCAAAGAGACGTTTGTTAATCAGTACGACTGTCGTGAGATTGCTCTTATTCCACAAAAGCAAATCGAGGAAATTTCAACAGACATTGATATCGAGCATTTCGAATCAGTAGACGAAATTGTGTCAAACGAAATTACTGCTATTGATTCTGACAACTTTGATAAGAAGCTTCTACTAGATATCTACAACGAGCTATAATATGATAAGAATAAAAGATTTAACAGTAAAGAATTTTATGAGTGTAGGCAACGTGTCGCAGGGACTGGACTTCAACAAAGAAAAGCTAACACTGGTCCTAGGCGAAAACTTAGACCAAGGCGGTGACGACAGTGGCTCTCGTAATGGTACAGGCAAGACTACTATCATTAACGCTCTCAGCTATGCACTGTACGGCCAGGCGCTGACAAGTATCAAGAAAAATAACTTGATCAACAAGACCAATAGAAAAGGCATGTTGGTTACTCTGCACTTTGAAAAAGACGGGTTAGACTATCGCATTGAACGCGGGCGTTCACCTAACGTTTTGAAGTTTTACATCAACGATCAAGAACAAGAAATGATTGATGAGTCTCAAGGCGACAGTCGTAAAACACAAGAGTCTATTAACGACCTTCTTGGCATGACTCACGACATGTTCAAACATATTGTTGCGTTAAACACTTATTCAGAGCCTTTTCTCAGTATGAGAACAAATGACCAAAGAGCTATCATTGAGCAGCTTCTTGGTATTACGATTTTGTCTGAGAAAGCAGATACCCTAAAAGAGAAGATTCGTCATGTAAAGGCTGAAATTGTAGAAGAAACTCTTAAGATCGAAGCTATTCAATCAGCAAACGTTAAGATTGAACGCACCATCGAGAGCTTAGAAACAAAGCAAAAGGCCTGGAACACAAAGAAGCGACAAGATGCCAAAAAGCTAGAAGGCGCTATTCAAGAGCTTGAACACCTTGACATCGAAAAAGAACTTGAGTCACATGACAAGCTAAGCAGGTGGTCAGAACTTAATAACCAGATCACAGCACTGCAAAAAGAAAGAAGCACATTAGAAAATGCTGTGACAAGAGCAGATAAGACTCTTGACAAGGTCAAGAAAGACATTGACGAGCTCAAAGACGCAACCTGCTACGCTTGTGGTCAAGAACTTCATGCAGACAAGAAAAAAGAAATTCTTGACAAGAAAACTAAAGAGCTTGAAGACGCAACTGCTTACCAAACTGAGGTAACAGGAAAGTTCGAAAAAGTAATGAACAGCCTTGACGAGATCGGAGACATCGATGGCAAGCCAAGCACCTTCTACGAAACAGCCAAGGAAGCATACGAACACCAAAATAACGTTACAAGTTTACAACAGGCACTCGAGTCGAAACTACAGGAAGAAGATCCTTACCAAAGTCAGATTGACGAGCTTAAACAAGAGGCAATCCAAGAAATAGACTGGACTCCTGTTAATGATTTAACTAATGTTAAAGAGCACGAAGAGTTCTTACTCAAGCTCTTAACCAACAAAGATTCGTTTATTCGTAAGAAAATTATTGATCAGAACCTAGCGTACTTGAATCACAGACTCACATATTACTTGGACCGTTTAGGTTTGCCTCACCAGGTTGAATTCCAAAACGACTTGAATGTGGAGATTACCCAATTAGGCCAAGATCTAGACTTTGATAACTTATCGCGTGGCGAACGAAACAGGCTTATACTAGGTCTTAGCTTTGCTTTCCGCGACGTTTGGGAGAGTTTGTATCAGAACGTAAACTTGCTGTTCATAGACGAATTGATTGATTCGGGTCTTGACTCAGCGGGTGTAGAAAACGCGCTCAGTGTGCTAAAGAAAATTGGTAGGGAACGTGAAAAGAATATCTTCCTTATCTCGCACAAAGACGAGCTTGTAGGAAGAGTAAATCACATACTTAAAGTAATTAAGGACGGCGGATTTACATCATACGCTAATGATGTAGATGTAGTTGAATAAAATGGATCCGAAAAAGAAAGGCGAACAGATGCGGGCTGCTAAAGGTCCGCATCCAACCCCAAAGCAACAAGAAGAATACAGAACTGTAAGTGACGAAGACTTCACTGACAGTCACGATGCTCTTGCCAAGGCTTACCTCGCCTACTTTGATGCATATTTCTTGTATATCAAGAAAGGTTCAATAAGGTCCTACTACGAATGCCAGAAACAGCTTCGTACCGTCATCGAACAGGCTAAAATAGTACAGAAGGATTGTCAAGATAACTTCTATAAAGATAGAAAACGCCCAGGCGTTCACAAACAAAGGAAATTAGATGCCCAGCAAAAGCAAAACAAAAGGTAAGACGTTCGAAAGAGAGATAGCAACTTTTCTATCCCAAGCATACAACGACAGTTTTACAAGAGTTCCAGACTCGGGTGCCTTTACCGGCGGTAAGAACGCACACAGACGTGACACACTAACTGAAGGACAGGTACGTGCACACAAGGGCGACATAATACCTCCTGATGATTGGAAACACTTTAACTGCGAATGTAAAAATTACGCAGATTTTAGTTTCCATCAACTCTTTACCAAGAGCCCTGTTCCTATATTGGAGCAATGGCTTGAGCAAACACTAGAGGCAGCAGACCCAGGCGATTGTAACATCCTATTCATGAAATTCAACCGTAAAGGCAAATATGTGGCATACTTAATGCCCGAGCCATTCTATACCATCAGGCACTTAGATTATATCGATAAAGGCGGCAACATTTGGCGCATTACAGGCTTTGACGACTTCTTTGAACACAACGCTGTGAACTTCGAAGGTCGTTGTAAATCACACTCCAACTAAAATTCTCAAAACTTAGGCATACAAAGGCACACTTAGGCATACAAAGGCACACATAGGCAATACAATCAGTACTGTTTGGTCGGGGCTGCTCGACTCATCAAGAGTTTGCGTGTAAACGTCGACGGAGTTGATGAACTGAAAGGCAAATGCTAACTCAAGGCTTAAAAGATATGGGCTCTGTGAAAAAGAAACAACCCAGGGGCAAGTGATTCTGCTTAACAAGAATTAACTACCTTCCGTTGATATGTGAAGCTAGAGTAAGGGGTACCGGTCAACCGCCTCTGTTGTAGAAATACAAATCTCTTTTGTTAAGATGGTGATGCTCACTCAGATGAAATCTGTTTTCTCCATTAATTTCACCCCTAGTACGGGTGAATTATGGCTCCTCTATCTAGATGAATATAAGAACAATACACTTCGTGTCTTGCTTAACCACTTAATTCATACACTTTAAAACACAAATACAAAAGAAACAATAGTTTGAGCGCAAGCGAAAAACTTGTGTTGGCGAAGCAAACACATATACAGTAGCTTCGCAATTGCATAAATGGATAGCTCTGGATTAATATTCTGTTTGTGAATTCTCTTAGATGAGATTGTATAGTCAAAAAAAAGCACCTACGTTTGTAAGTGCTCTGTAATTACTTTAACTCTTAAAAGAAAGGCATGCCTGAGCGTTTCGTATTCTCTAAGTTGTCTTCTATGAGATCTGCTATTAGTTCTCGATCTTCTGGACACAGATAGTAGGCCTCTTCGAGTGTTAGTCCTCCTCGCATAAACCAACACATCTTTGTTAGCTCTGCTTTAAACTGCTTGGATTGACCGTCTAGGGTTTTAACCTCGTCGAGGATCTGTTTGACGGACCATGATAAAACCCTCATCCGAAAAAATTTGTTTGATCGAACGTAATTGGAATCTCGTATGTCTCTGGCACCCCAGCTTCGATCTCTTCTTCAGTAGCGTCAACTACCATAGGCTTGATTGAGAAACTTTCTTTTTGTGTCTCTAGATGATCTGTAACTTTTTTGAACAAGTCCTTGTCAGCATTGTCAACAAACTCGCTGATGTGCTCTTTGTTAGTAACTGTTTGGTCTTCAAACTGAACAGCGGCAATACTTGCTTTAAGTGTTCCTACAGTCATGTCAGTTAGCTTAGTGAAGCTGCGGTTGAAAGCCAATAGTTTTTCTTCCTCTGGCATGTCGTCGTCGTTTACAATGCTGAAGATTCTCTGCTCTTCGAACGTCTTGATGCTCAGTTCAGTAAACTCTCTGTAGGTAAGAGGACGAAGAATAACCTTCATACCGTCGAGCTCAACTACGTTGTTGTACTCAGCAGCGTTTAGGCTGTCAAGCATTACACGCAGGTCTGTTTGGAATGTTTTCTCTTCGCCTGTTACAGGAACTTTAATGTGTAGATCCATCATCTCACCGTAGGTTGCAATCCTGATAGCAATTAATATTGCGTCTAGATCAAGACTCGGAATTTTCCAACCGTCTTTGATATTAGGCATACAGCTCTCGATAACACTAACTGTTGCTTCACCGTTCAACAATGCATCAGGTGTTTTCATAGTCAGTTCATCTTTAGCTGTCATTGCATACACCGGATATTCATTGTTTTCGGTCTTGTCCAGCACTCCCTGCGGGTAGAATTCGCCGGAACTAGGCAGCGAGACATAGATCTTTGGCTGTCTAAAGTACTTCTGTAAGGGGTTTGAACCCTGATTTGGCGCGTGCATTTCTGCCATTTTGTTCTCCTGATAAATACAATATAACTATACGTTACACTTATTTATGTACGTATATAACCAGGAATCCTTAAAGTGGTAGACTCAGTTAACATTGATAACGTCGGTGGCGACACAGGCATAGCGTCTGAAGTAACGCTTCAGCGACTTTTAGCTACAATGGAGCTAATGGCCAACAAGACCGGCGCCGATAGTAAGATGGCTGTTAAGAAAGCCAACGAGCAGTATAAAAAATCTATTCGAGATCTTGACGACGCTACAAAGAAAGCCGCAGAAGAAAAAGAAAAGAACACAAAAGCTACTAAAAAAGCAACCAAGGCTGCTAAAAGATATGCTGTAACACTTGGCGTAGTTACAAGGACTCTGAGTGCGTTTGTTCAAAGTATTTCTGGATTGACTCAGCAGCTATTCACAGGCAGCACAGAACTAGCTAGCTTTACTCAACACATACCTTTAATCGGTCAGCATATATCTGTTCTGTCAGAGTACATCGATGATTCCTTTTCGGCATTTCAAACACTGTCGTCGTCAGGTGCAGCTTTTAACAACAACCTTAATGAGTTACGATATACTTCTGCAACAGCAAGATTGAGTCTTGAAGACTTTACTGGAATAATACAAAACAACACTGACAAGTTAGCAGCACTAGGCGGAACAGCGACTAAAGGTGCAAAAGCAATGGCTAACATGACTGATCAGTTAGGAGCTCAACGTACTCAATTGTTAAACATGGGTTTCAACTTCGAAGAAATAAACGAAGCCATGATCGACTACGCATACCTAACTCGTACTCAAGGTAGGGTAGAAAACAGAAACACCAAACAAGTAGCTGAACGGGCAGCATCTTATGCTACTACACTTCAAACCCTTTCAAAACTTACTGGCGAATCAGTAGACAAGCTAAAAGAAGAACAACAGGCAAGACAAAACGACGTAGCGTTCCAGCTTAAACTATCAAAGATGGGCGCCGACGAACAAGAAAAAGTCATGAAAGGAATGGCAGAGGCGGCCGCTGCCGGTCCAGCCGCAGCCGCAAGATTCAAAGAAGTAGTCTTGGGTATGCCTCCGATGTCCAGAGCAACTCAGTTGTTTGAAGCAACTATGGGAGAAGCTGCTACTGGTATACGTCGATCAGCAGAAGATGCTATGAACGCCCAAGTAACAACGTCAGACTATGCGGCTATGAGCAGCAGACGAATGGCAGAGATTACCGCCGCTCAGCTAGAAAGTGCACGAGGTATGGAGAACGTACTGTCGGCTGGTGTAGCGTCTGGCGAAGGTATCGGAGCAGAGCTAGCAGAAATGTTAGGCAACTTGGGCATCGATCTAGCACAGTTTGGTGATAAAACTGGCAACGAATTAGTATCAGCAGTAGAAGCAGAAATTGAAGCATCTAAAGAAGAACAGAAAAGTAGATCAGCGTCAGTTGGCGTGATGGCTAATTTTAACGAGACTCTTGCTAGTGTACGATCATCTTTTGCTAGATTGTTTATTGAAAGCGGTATACTCGACGCATTTGCTAGGTCTATTGATCATGTGTTGGGCATTCTCAATAAACCAGAGGTAATGGGCAGACTAAGCAAGTACTTGACGTCATTTACTGACAGTCTTAATACATGGTTGACTGCGTTCAGTAAAGATCCGTCAGGAACGTTAGATAAGATGTGGTCAGACATTGGCGACGGTCTCTTAAAGTCTGTTGGCAGTGGCCTTAAATCTTTGTTTACTAACCCTTATGTTTTAGGAGTACTTGGAACTTCTATCGCCGCTTTGCTTGCCAAAGATGCAATAGTATCTCGCATGGGAGCTAGCGGCGCTGCCGGAGCAGCATCAAACGCAGCGCCAGCTGGTGGCAGATCTAGAGGCAGAGGAGGCAGGGGACTAGGCGGAATGCTGGGTAACCTAACTGGAGGAATCCTTGGAGGCGTAGCAAACGGATTGGTAGCGTTTGCTAATCCGATGGTCATCGCCGGCGCAGTAAACATCGGCTTAGTAATTACTGCAATCGGTGCAGGTATAGCAGGTGCAGCATGGATAACTGGTAAACTTCTGCCGACGTTTGTTGAAGGCATGAAGAAGTTTGAAGACCTCGACGGCGAAACTTTGGCTGACGTGGGCAAAGGCCTTCTAGTAATGTCTGGTGCATTAGCAGCATTTGGAGTTGGGTCAGCTGTAGCAGGGTTCGGATCGTTTATTGGAAATATCGGGGAAGGGTTAAACATCCTCACCGGCGGCCAATCTCCAGTAGAAAAATTAAAAGAATTCTCAGAACACAAGATAACCGAACAGCAAGTTAACCAGATTGAATTAAATGCACGAGCATTTAAAACTTACGCCGAAGCAATGACCGCTGTTGGTGCAGGCAGTGCTATGAGTGCTGTAGGATCAATTGCAAGCAGTATCTCAGGATGGTTTAGTGATTCTCCATTAGAAAAATTACAAGACTTTGCAGATGAGAATATCAATCATCAAAATCTTAAACGTAACTTGCAGTCAGTTAAAGACTTCCAGGCTGTATTCAGCAGCATGGGATCAGACAATAACGGTACTATGGGATTAAAGAATCTCGACGTTGATAACGTAATTGACTATGCAGAAGCTATAGAAGAACTAACTGAAGCAATAGCAGATTTGAACAAAGAACTTAAAGGAGACAGTGGCGGAGGCTTTGGCCGAGGTAGGTCTCGTGGCGGAAGTTCAGGCGGCTCAGACTACAACGCAGGCGACTTGTTAGGCCAAATGGACAAGTCGAAGAAAGAAAACGACGTAAATACAACTGACTTGATAAGAGTTTTGGAAGAGATAAAAAACCTAAACAAGCGTACACTCAGATCAATAAACGAAATAAGGGATTCACAATAACATGAGCTGGAAAAAACATTTTACACCGGTTCCGACTGGGAACAACAGCACAGGCAGTTTCTCGCCGCTCGGTGGACAAAGTGGCTCAATGCCAGGACCAGCCACAAGAAATTATACTTCACATCTTCCAGATGTGTACACAGGGTCCCCGAACCGTATCGAAAGATATAACCAGTACAATACTATGGATCAAGACAGCGAAGTAAATGCTGCTCTTGATATTCTTGCAGAGTTTTGTACACAGAAAGACAGTCAAAACGGCACTAGCTTTATTATCAACTTTAAACAAAACGCTAGCACAACCGAAACCACTGTTCTTCAAAAGTATCTACAGCAATGGTATAAGCTAAACAAACTTGACACAAGAATGTTTCGTATTATTCGAAACACGTTTAAGTACGGTGATCAAATCTTTGTACGTGATCCAGAAACTAAAAAGCTATTCCATGTTGACCCAAGTAACCTAACAAAAATTATTGTTAACGAAAGTGAAGGTAAAACACCTGAACAGTATATCGTTAAAGACTTCAATCTAAACTTTGGTGAGTTGGTAGCAACTGCTCCTTACCCACAAGAAGGTCACGTAGGCGATCACGCTACTTCTTATAATAAGGGCGGAAGCTCGCAGGGCTACCTGTCTGGACAGAAAACAGCAGGCGGCATAGCAGGTACTAGATTCTCGTTAGACCAAACAGAAATTGCTGTTTCTGCTGAAAACGTAGTTCACTTGTCAATGAGCGAAGGACTAGATGTCAACTATCCATTTGGTAACAGCCTGTTAGAAACTATATTCAAAGTCTACAAGCAGAAAGAGTTGCTTGAGGATGCGATTATTATCTATCGTGTGCAACGTGCACCAGAGCGTCGTGTATTTTACGTTGATGTTGGTAATATGCCAAGCCACCTTGCGATGCAATTTGTTGAGCGAGTAAAAACTGAAATACACCAAAGACGCATTCCAAGTCAGACAGGGGGCGGACAAAACGTAATTGACTCGAGCTACAATCCTCTCTGTTTGGATTTATCTACAAGGATTCCTCTACTTGACGGAAGAACATTAGCATTAACTGAGTTAATTGCAGAATTTGAGAAAGGAAAAGAAAACTGGGCATACAGTTGTGATCCTGTGACTGGCAAAATAGCGCCAGGCGTAATTAACTGGGCTGGTATTACTCGCAGAAATACACAAACTATTCAATTAACATTTGATAATGGCGAAACTTTAGTTTGTACCCCAGACCACAAGATACCAGTATTTGGAAAAGGTATGGTAGAGGCCAAGGACATCGTCGAAACTGATAGTTTAATATCTTTTAATAAAAGAAACAAAAAGATATCGTCTAAATCTAATGACTATGAGCAAGTTTGGGATCATAGCAAGAAGGAATGGATGTGGACTCATCGAGTTGTAGGCGAGTTTTTTAGAAACTTGAGCAAACATCAGGAATTTACATACCTTGAACAAAATGTAGGAAAGTCTAAAGCAGTAATACATCACCAAGATTATAATCGCTTTAATAACGATCCACGTAATCTTCAATACATGAATAAAGCTGATCACATACAGTACCATGCTGCAAATAAATCAGATTACTGGTCTAATCTATCAGAAGAAGAATTTCAGTTAGTTACAGGAAAGATTTCTAATACGTTAAAAACACATTGGAAGAATATGACTATTGTAGAAAGACAATCAGCTCTTTACAATATTAGGTCAGCACAACAGAGATCAGTGTGGATGAGACAGAACGATACTGCGACTATGATCAGTTATAAAGAGAACGCTGGCAAATCTAGAAGAGACTACCTTAATAGTAATCCAGCTGCGATGCAACAAGTGGTAAAAAACTTGGAATCTAGAGTTAAAATAAAAAATCAATCGTTGCGTTTGACATTTGAAATGTTACAGATAGTAGTGGACATAGTTAAAACTCAGTCAACAAACAAGAACACTGTAATTAATCTTTGTGACAATAACAAACAGTTACTGGATCTATTAAAGAAAGAAAATTCAGTTGCTCTTGATTATAAGAACGCTCAGTGTAAGATTGACTTTACGCGATTTGGTTATAGCAAACTAAATCGACTTCTTAAGAAAAACGGATACACTAACTGGAAACAGTTTGTAAAAGAGATCGATCAGTTTAACCACAAAGTAGTAAAAATAGAAGTAGTGTCTAATCGAGATACAGGAACTATTACCATAGACGGTACTGAAAAATGGCACAACTATCACACGTTTGCTATCGAAAGTGGTATCTTTGTTAAAAATTCGATCAACGAAGACTACTTCTTCCCGCAAACAGCAGAAGGTCGTGGGTCTAAAGTTGAAACACTACCAGGCGGTACTAACCTTGGCGAAATTGACGACCTTCGTTACTTTACTAACAAGATGGTTAGAGCATTGCGCATTCCTAGCTCATACCTGCCAACAGGTGCTGAAGATTCAAGCAGCCAATACAATGATGGCCGAGTAGGCACTGCCTACATACAAGAACTCCGCTTTAACACCTACTGTGAGCGTCTACAAGGGCTGCTGATAGAAGGTTTTGACCAAGAGTTCAAGCGTTACTTGCTGGAAAAAGGTGTAAACATTGATACGTCGATGTTTGATCTAAAGTTCCAACCACCACAGAACTTTGCTGCTTATCGTCAAAGTGAAATTGACAATGCTCGTATTCCTACGTTTACGCAGATGTCAGCTATTCCGTTTATATCAAATCGCTTTGCACTCAAGCGTTTCCTAGGCCTAACCGAAGAAGAAGTTGCAGAAAACGAGCGCCTGTGGAGAGAAGAGAACGAAGACGAGCTAGACACTGGTGCAGGCGATGCTGCTGACGAGCTACAAGGTGGCGGCGTTACAGGCGGTGGCCTGGAAGGCGACCTTGATGGTCTTGAGGACGAAGTTGATGACACTGGTGGCGATTTCGGCGGTGACGGTGAACCTCCGCTATCAACTACAGACGAAGCACCAGGCGGCGGCGAAGCCGGCGGTGGTGACGGAGATATCGGCGGCTCGATATAAATACAGTTATGATACTACGTGAACTTTTCTACTTTGACCCTGAAACTACCGAACCGACGAAAGACGATTCTTACGAGCCTCAACACGATCAAACTCCAGTTAAGAAATCAGACACTCGGAAAACTAGGTTAACACTAGGTCAGCTCAACAGAATAAGAAAATCTAGCGAACTGCACAAAAAAGAACAAGAGAAAGATCTTGTGCATGTTAAACAAATGTATGGCGGCACTGGGGAAGAAGAGGCACTATGATCTATGGAAGAAGTTGCGTTTGTTTTAGGTAACGGTACAAGTAGAGCCCCAGTAGACATACAAAAATTAAGAAAAAACGGACCTGTTTACGCTTGTAATGCAGTATACAGAACAGACGTTGTAGATCATTTAATAGCAGTTGATGCTAAAATGGTCGCTGAAATAGCTCAATCGGGCTACCAGCATAAACATCCAACCTGGACTAACTTCAGAAAAAGTAATAGAAACTATAATGGCTTTAGATTTATAGAACCTCGTCTAGGATGGAGTTCAGGTCCCTCAGCAATGTTCCTAGCAAGCAGTCACCAAAAGAAACACATATACATCTTAGGGTTTGACTATAAAGGAACTAATAACGGCAAGAATATTAATAACATTTTCGCCGATACCCAAAACTATAAACAGTCAGAAGCAAAGGCTACGTACTATGGTAACTGGTTAAAACAGACTTGTCAAGTAATAAAAGACAACCCAGGAATACAATACACACGAGTTATCCAGCCTGATAATTACTGCCCGCCGGAGCTAAATAACTTTGAGAACTTTAATACTATCCACGTAGATGAGTTCTGTAATATCCTACCGCACGAGTGCATATCTCAAAACGAGCCGTTTTGAGCGCCTTTATCTGCTATTTTAATGAATCTTGTTAAATACAATTGACAGCCTTACCATAGGTACATTTTGTAACAGGAGAACACAAATGGCAGATTTAAGTAAATTCGAACAAATGCTAGAACGGCTCATCAATGAGGACCGCGACGGCGCACAAGATCTATTCCACGAAATTGTAGTTGAGAAATCACGCAGCATCTATGAGTCACTTCTAGAAAGCGACGACGAAGACGAAGAAATGGAAGAAGCTTCAGAAGAAGATGAAGACGAAGACGATGACGAAGAAGGTTATAACGAAGACTTTAACCTAGACGAGTTTGAAGTCGAAGCTGACGACGACATGATGGGCGGCGACGCTACTGATGACATGATCGGCGACCTTGGCGCAGAAGATGGCGAAGACGACGAAGTTGACTTTGACATGGGCGGCGAAGGCGAAGAAGGCGACGTTGAAGATCGCGTAGTTGACCTAGAAGACGCACTTGACGAACTCAAAGCAGAGTTTGACAAAATGATAGGCGGCGAAGACGACATGGGCTTTATGCCAGGTGACGGCGACGACGAAGAAGGCGACTTCGGCGATGACGAAGAAGACGAAGAAGGTGACGAAGAGGAAGAAGACGAAAGTTTCCAATTCGAAGCTAAGAAAGATGACAAGAAAGACGACAAGAAAGACGCTAAGAAAGATGCTAAGAAAAAGACATCAGGCGAAGAAATGCGTGAATACGTAGAAAAGGTTCAGGGCGGCGACCTAGGCTCAAAGATTGGTGGCGATAACGGCACTAACACT